CGGCGTCTGAGTTACACGCTGCTAAAGCGCAATTGTCCGAGGATCAGTACTTGCAGGAGTACGAGTGCAGCTTTGAGGCTGCCATCCTCGGAGCTTTTTACGGCACGGAGATGCGCCAAGCGCAAGACCAAGGCCGTATTCGCAACCTTCCTTACGATCCCAACCTACCCGTTTATACGGCATGGGACTTGGGTTACCGCGACGACACCGCCATCTGGTTCTACCAAGTGCTGCGTGGCGAGGTGCGCGTCATCGACTTCTTTGCCGTCTCGGGCGCTGACATCCATTACATCGCCGAGGTTGTCACCCGTAAGCCTTACGAGTACGCCAAGCACTACCTACCGCATGACGCCCGTGCCAAGAGCTTGCAGACGGGCCGCAGCGTCGTAGAGCAATTAGCCGCTTACCTTGACATCAAGAAGCTGGCGGTTGTCCCCGACATTGGCTTGCAGTCGGGCATCCAAGCGGTGCGTATGCTGCTGCCGCGTGTGTACTTTGACGCCGAGAAGTGCCACGACGGCATTGAGGCGCTGCGCCAGTATCAACGCGAGTACGACGAGGATAAGAAAGCGTTTAGGCAGTCCCCGCGCCATGATTGGACGAGCCACCCTAGTGACGCCTTCCGTATGCTTGCGGTATCATGGCAGGAGCAATCTGACAAGTCCCCGGCTACAGCGGAGCCGAAGCCGCTTATAGTCGGCCCAGAGAACACAGTCACACTCAACGATATGTGGGCTGTGCATGACCGCACTACGAGCAAGAGGATACGGATATGAGTTTGTCGGTTACACAGTCCCAGAACTACAAGAACCTGACCGCGACGGGAACCGTATTCACGGGGCCGTGCGGGATGTTCGGTATTTTCGTGGCTTCTGCTTCCAGCACCCCAACCATCAAGGTCACCGATGGAGCCGCTACGGTCGTCAATACGTTTACCCCGGCGGGTGGCACGTTCTACACGATCCCGGCCCGCGTCAACACGAGCCTTGTCGTGACGATTGGTGGCACGGTTGACTGCACGGTGTTCTGGACGCCATGAGCCGCAAAGCCGGTCTTTACGCAAACATCCTTGCCAAGCGTGAGCGCATAGCCGCCGGTTCGGGCGAGCGTATGCGTCAGCCCGGCGAGCAAGGCGCACCGTCAGCTGCCGACTTCAAGCAGGCGGCCAAAACCGCTAAACCAGAAAAGAAAGGTTACGCATGAGCGCGGCATGGCAACGGGAAGAAGGCAAGAACCCGAAGGGTGGTTTAAACGCCAAGGGTCGCGCCAGTTACAAGGCCGAAACGGGTGGCACCCTCAAGCCGCCGGTCAAAGCAGGCGATAATCCGCGCCGCGCATCGTTTCTAGCCCGTATGGGCAACATGGCTGGCCCGATGGAAAAGAATGGGGAGCCGACACGCCTTGCGCTTGCCCTCCGTGCATGGGGAGCGAGCAGCAAGGAAGAAGCCCGCGCCAAGGCGAAGGCCATTAGCAGCAGGAACAAAGGTAAAGACTAATGGAAAACCTTGTTAGCCCAGAGGTCGATAAGTACCTCCGTGTTATTGGCGCTTATGACAACGAGTTCGCCAAGTGGACGGCTCGTACCAAGAAGATCATCAAGCGCTATCGGGACGACACCCGAGGCCAGACGGGCAACGAGTCAGCCAAGTTCAACATCCTGTGGTCAAACGTCCAGACGTTGATCCCGGCTGTTTACGCCAAGCTTCCGAAGGCCGACATCACCCGCCGCTTTGGTGACAACGACCAAGTAGGCCGCGTGGCTTCGCAAATCCTAGAGCGAGCCATCGACTTCGAAATTGAGCATTACCCAGACTTTCGCTCAACCATGAAGTACGCCGTAGAGGATCGTTTCCTCGGTGGGCGTGGTACGGCATGGGTGCGTTATGAGCCGCACGTTCGCCCGCAAGGCATTGAGGATGACGGCCTACAAGTGACCGAGGACGTAGAGGCAGGCGAGCTTGCTGAAGTCCCCGAGGAAATCGAATACGAACGCGCTCCGGTCGATTACGTCCATTGGCGCGATTTCGGCCACTCACAAGCCCGCACATGGGAGGAAGTGAGTCAGGTATGGCGCTGGGTCTACATGACCCGTGAGGCCCTCGTAGAGCGTTTTGGCGAGGAAATGGCGCGGAAAATTCCGCTTGACCAAGGCCCGGAGCCGCTCAACGCCTACAACGAGAGCAAAAAAGCCTATAACCGTGCCAAGATTTGTGAATTGTGGGACAAAGAGACGCTGAAGGTCTATTGGTTCTGCAAGGGTATGCCGCAGATTATCGATGTTCGTGATGATCCGCTCGGCTTGGAAGGATTCTTCCCCTGCCCGAAGCCGTTGTACTCCACGACGACTAGCGACACGTTGGTTCCCGTCGCTGATTTCATCCTGTACCAAGATCAAGCGATGGAGTTGGACATTCTGTCTGACCGCATTGACGGCTTGGTTAAGGCTTTGCGCGTCCGTGGCGTATACGACGCAAGCCAACCGGCTTTGCAACGCCTACTGACTGAAGGTGATAACAATGCTCTCATTCCAGTTGATAAGTGGATGGCTTTCAGCGAAAAGGGAGGACTTAAAGGCTCGATTGACCTCCTTCCGCTGGATCAAATCGCCCAAACCCTGCTCAACTGCTACCAAGCCCGAGCAGACATCAAAGGCCAAATCTACGAAATCACCGGCATCTCGGACATTATCCGTGGTCAGAGCGCCGCATCTGAGACGGCGACGGCCCAGCAAATCAAAGGACAGTACGCGGGACTAAGACTGCGTTCGATGCAGGAGGACGTAGCCCTCTTTGCGTCAGAGTTGATCCGGCTCAAAGCACAAGTCATGTGCGCCAAGTTCCAGCCGCAGACCATCCTTTCGTATGCCGCCGCACAACAGATGGCCCCGGTGGATCAGCAGATGATCCCGCAAGCCCTTCAGTTGATGCAGGATCGCCCACTGCGTAACTTCCGTGTGGACATTGCCGCTGATAGCCTCGTCCAGATTGACGAAGCCCAGATGAAGCAAGACCGCTTGCAGTTCATCCAAGCCTTCGGCGGGTTCCTGCAACAAGCGCTGCCGGTCGGCCAAGCCTCGCCAGAATTGGTTCCGGTAATGATGGAACTGATGAAGTTTGGTACGCAGGCGTTTAAGGCGTCTCGCCCGATTGAGGGCCAGATTGACGCTGCAATGGAGCAAATTAAGGCGCAAGCCGAGCAGCCGAAGCCAAACCCGCAAGCCGAGGCCGCTAACGCCCAGATGCAAGCCGAACAGCAACGCGCAGAAGTGGAGTTGCAAATGAAGCAACAAGAAGCGCAGATGGAAGCGCAACTGGAGCAGCGTAAGCTTGAAATGCAAGCGCAAATGGACAAGTACAAGGCTGACTTGGACGCCCAGACGAAGATTAACGTGGCTCGTATCGGTGCAAACCCCGGCGTGGACATCCCGATGCTGGAAGTCACTAAGGCTAACACCGAGCGCATGATGGAGAACGTGGAAAACAACGTTACAGCCTCCACGCAAGCCATTATCCAGATGCAGCAGCAGACCACACAGGTCTACGCTGAGATGATGGCAAAGCTGGACGCAGCCCTTCGTGCCATGACCGCACCGAAGCGCATCGTTCGTGGCCCAGATGGCCGTGCCGCAGGGGTGGAGATTGCTCAACAGCCGTTGCCGTTGCAGCAGCCGCCCATGCAGCCGCCGATGACGAGGCAATAAGCCGTGGCTTTTGTACTGCAAGATCGCGTCAAAGAGACGACAGCGACCACAGGAACCGGCACGTTCACGCTTGGCGGTACGTCCACGGGTTTTGTGCCGTTCTCGGTTATCGGTAACGGCAACGAGACGTACTACACGGCTGTGGATAACGCCACGGGCGAGTGGGAAGTCGGCATCGGCACCTACAACACCGGCACGTTGACCCGTGACACGGTGCTGGCCTCTAGCAGCAGCGGCAGCAAGGTGCCGTTTGCGGCGGGGTCAAAGGACGTATTTGTAGCATATCCGGCCGAAAAGGCCGTTACGCTTGATACCGCACAAACTCTTTCCAACAAGACGCTTTCTAACGCTAATCTTGGCACCCCGACTGCGATTGTTTTGACCAACGGCACGGGATTGCCGCTCACGACGGGTGTGACGGGTACGCTGCCGGTCGGCAATGGCGGTACGGGCGTTGCGACCTTAACGGGTTACGTTAAAGCCTCCGGTACGTCAGCGTTTGCGGGCGTGGCGTCCATCCCTGCTGGAGATATCTCGGGCCTTGGCTCGATGGCGACGCAGAACGCCAATAACGTCGCTATTACGGGCGGTGCGATCAACGGCACTCCGATTGGTGGCGCAACAGCCAGCACCGCTGAGTTCACGAGCGTCACGGCTGGCACAGTCGCTGCGACCTCCATTTCGTCTGACGTAGCCATCCTGAGCACGGCCAGCGTAGGCGGCTTGACGGTTACGAGCGCCTCGGTCAATGCCATCAATGTCCTTGGCGGCACGATCAACGGTACTGCTATCGGCGGTGTGTCACCGAGTACGGGTGCGTTCACCCAAGTCACCGTTGATAACCTTGATATCAATGGCAACACGATTGCCTCGACCGACACCAACGGCAACATCACGCTTGACCCCAACGGAACGGGCGCGGTTGACGTTTCGTCGGCTAAGATCGTCAACGTTGCTACGCCGACCGTTAACAGCGATGCGGCAAACAAGGTCTACGTTGACACCCTTGTTGCTAGCGGCATCACTTACCACGCGCCGGTCAAGTACGAGGTGCCGACAGCACTCACCGCAACTTACAACCAGCCGGGTGGTGCGGGAGTTGGTGTAGGTGCCACGCTAACCAACGCAGGGACGCTTGCGGCCTTTGCGCCTGACGGCCCAACGGTTGCCTCGGTTGGCGACCGAATCCTGATTTATAACCAAGCCAGCGCGTTTCAGAACGGCGTGTACACGGTCACGACCGTTGGCGATGGGTCAACAGCGTGGGTTCTCACTCGCGCCACGGATGCCGATACCTATGCGCTGAAAAGCCCTAACGGATTGGGCGAAGGCGATGCGTTTTTCGTTACGTCAGGAAGCACGGGCGCAGGCGAAACCTACGTCTGCAACACCCAAGGCACAATCACGTTTGGGTCAACCGCCATTAACTTTGTGCAGATTTCCTCTGTGCAAATCTATCAGGCAGGCAACGGGTTAACCCTTACTAACCTGACGTTCTCGCTGACGGCTCCCGTATCGGTCGCCAATGGCGGTACAGCTTTGACATCTACCCCGACCAACGGCCAGTTGTTGATCGGTAACGGCACGAACTACACCCTTTCTACCTTGACCGCAGGGAGCGGTATTTCAATCACTAACGGCGCAGGAAGTATTAGCATCGCAGCCTCGGGTGGTGGCGGTGGCGAATCTTATGCGTGGTTTATCTCGTAGGAAACCGATATGGCAATCTTGATTCTTGATTCAACAACCAAGTCAATTAAGGCGGTCATGTCGGGCGTTGCTGCCACGAACAACCCCGACTTTACGGCAGCTTGGGCAGACAACAACGGCTCAACCTTCGTTGAGGGCGCATCTGACGGTGCGCTGACCGGCACTAGCTCGGCCACCCTTGTTGCGGCTCCTGCCTCGTCCACGCGGCGTGTCATTAAGTCGATCACGATTGAGAACAAGGACACCGCGCCTGTCACGGTCACCATTTCCTACGACAACAACGGCACCCTGCGCGTGATTGCTAAGGTCACGCTGCAAGTTGGCGACACTTGGACTACTGACGGCACGTTTGACACCTCCGGCTCGCTTAAACAAACCGCTGGCATCGTCAATCTGGCGTCGGTAACGGGAACGCTGGCGGTCGCTAACGGCGGTACGGGCGTTACGACTAGTACGGGCACAGGCAGCGTTGTGCTGTCCACCAGCCCGTCGCTAACGACTCCGGTATTGGGTACGCCGACCTCGGGCAACCTGTCTAACTGCACGGCTGACGGGACAAACCTCGTTGGCTACCGCAACATCCCACGCTCGGGATCAGCCAAGACAACCTCATATTCGCTTACGACAGGCGATGTCGGTGAGTACATCGAAATTGGCTCTGGCGGTAGCGTTACGATTCCAGACGCCACGTTTGCCACAGGTGATGTGGTGTCGGTGTTTAACAACACCTCTGGTAACATTACGATCACTTGCTCCATCACGACCGCTTACATTGCAGGCACGGATAGCGACAAGGCGACAATGACTCTGGCGACCCGTGGTGTGGCAACTATTCTGTTCATCTCCGGCACGGT